TGAAACACTTGAATCTATTTCCAAGCGTAAGAAACCTTTCACGGTTGACTATACAGGTTTTGGATGGGTGATGATTCAAAACGGTGTCTTTGAGAATCCTAAGATGACATATCCATGGTTTGCCCCTAAGATGCAAATCTTTGAAAGTGGTGCAGTTCAGGACATGTGTGGCGAAGATGTGTCATTCTGTCTGGATGCAATTGATGCAGGATATGAGATCTGGTGTGATCCTCGTATTCGTGTAGGCCACGAAAAAACTCGCGTTATTTGATAGGAGATTATTATGGCAGTACGTTCAAAAACTGGTTTAGTTAAAGACGGGTTTATGCCCGGAAAACCGAAAAAATCTCGTCAAGGAGATGGCAAAAATACAAAGTATGCCGCAACCTCTCGTAATGAAAAACGCAAAGCATATCGTGGACAAGGAAAGTAATAAAGTTTATCCTAATTTCAATAATCAGCTATTATATGTTGAAACTAAACTTTCTTCATCAGATTTAAAAGAACTGAAGGATAAAGTAAAAATTTGTCTAGAAACCCAAGACAAATTTCCCAAGGCAAATGAATACCTTGCTGGAAACATGGAAAAAGAATTTCATCTTGACGAAAGTTTTAATGAAATTATTTTTCCATATTCTTCTTCTGCAGCTGCTGAATATGAATATTTTTATAATAAAATTAAAGATGAACTCAATCAAACAAATACCGTAAAAAAAAGTTCAAGTTGGGTTCCTACAATTACTTGGATTAATATTCAAAAAAAACATGAATTTAATCCACTTCATGATCATGTGGGAACTTATTCTTTTGTTCTCTATATTCAAATTCCATATAGTTTAAAAGAAGAATTAGAATTTCAAAATTGTAAGAATTCAAATAAACAATTAAATTCTTTATTTTGTTTTACTTATCTCGATCAATATGGAAAAATATGTGAATACCCATTATTCATTGATAAAACATGGGAAGGAACTTTAATTTTATTCCGATCAGATATGATGCACACTGTGTATCCATTTTTTACTTCTGATGACTATAGAATTTCAATATCAGGTAATTTAATTAAAAAAGAGTATTCGCGGCGGCAAAACCCCCAGAGGCCGTCATCATCTCAAAAAACATTTTCTTACGGATAATGGTAAATAGATGTAACGACAATGTTACGTTATGGCAGCATTAATTTGTAATCTTCCATCGGTTGAAGTATGGGTAAGAAAAGAATACCTCACTGATCATCAAAGTGGTTGGGGAGAATATGTAAAGGGCGTTTGGGTTTCGGCAAAGTCGATTCCTGGACGCGCTTTTTATTTTGAGACATATTTACCAGAGTATGCAGCAATGTATGATAAATTACCTATCAGTGCATTCTTATCAGAACCAAAGAAACCCGATCCTGATATGAGTTTACAGAACTTACAGTTTTGGAACTGTATGGATTATGGTGTAGTTGCAGTGCAGAAACAGTTTATTGGTAGTATGGACTATGAAGTCTATACAAGAGATCATGGTATAATGAAAGGAACATATATCTGCACTTTAGACAATTACCATCAAGATCCCGATATCGTTGATTATGCAACATCAGAAAACCCTGCTGAACATAAGTCTCATAATTTAATTGAACTTGTTAATGGGCAGTATGCATTATATCCAAATAATAGAACAAGAATATATGATAATAGTTTGACTCCTGAGAAACCAAAAATGCCAGATTTCAAAGTATCAACTGAGTATTATCAAGTTGAAAATGGATACGACAGAATGGGCCTTGGCGATCAAGAAAGTTACTTCTGGAAAACCGCTCAAGAACGAGATAAATAAAGCATATTTGCTTGTAAAAAGTGCCAGTTCAACGTGCTAGTAAATCGTTTAGGGATATTTCGATGTCCTTTAAGGTAAGTCCGCTTACTTATGATTTAATTGCAAATAAAAATGAAAATGCAATTGCACGTTCAATTCGCAACTTAATTCTTACTTCTCCTGGTGAGCGTCCTTTTAATCCAGAATTAGGATCACAAGTTAGTCGATTATTATTTGAACCAATTGATGATATAACGACTCAAGCATTGAAGGAGCAGATTGAGAATACTGTTAATAATTTTGAACCTAGAGTAAGACTTCGTCAGGTTGTTGTTAAACCAAACTTTGACGCAGATGAATATGATATCTCTATTCGTTATGACATTGTTGGGATAGAAGCAAACTCCCAACAATTATCATTCGCATTACAACAGACACGATAATGGCACTAGTCAACTTTGCCAATTTAGATTTCGATCAGATTAAGCAGTCGATTACAGATTATCTGCGATCTAACTCTAATTTTACTGATTATGATTTTGAAGGATCTAATCTTTCAACTATTATCGATGCGTTAGCATATAATACGTATATAACCTCATATAATGCCAATATGGTATCTAATGAGGTATTCATTGATTCCGCCACTCTCAGGGAGAATGTGGTGTCTCTGGCGAGAAATATAGGATACACTCCTCGTTCTAGTAAGTCATCAAGAGCTAATATTTCTTTCATTGTTAATACCGCCGAATATAGTGTCAAACCACAAACAATAACACTTAACAAAGGAATTGTTGCAACGTCAAGATCCTTTGGTAGTGAGGACTATACTTTCTCCATTATGGAGGATATTACAGTTCCTGTTGTAAATGATATTGCTACTTTTAGTAATATTGATGTTTATGAGGGAACCCATGTAACGAGTGAGTTTAATTGCAATACCTATGATCCCAATCAAAGGTTTATCTTAGATAATCCAAATATTGATATATCTACAATCAATGTTACATGGAAACCATCAGAATTCTCATCTGTAAAAAGAAAGTACCGTAGATCTGATAGTTTGTTTGAAGTAGATAGTCAATCTCCAGTATATTGGGTGCAAGAAATTGAAGATGAAAGATATGAATTAATTTTTGGAGATGGAGTATTTGGCATTGCTCTGCAAGAACCAAACTTTTTAGAAGTAAGATATCTTGTTAATAATGGTGTCAATTCAAATGGAGTTTCTGATTTAAAATTTAATGGCAAATTAACCGCGACTAGAGATAATATTACTATTAATACGGGAATCTCTCGCATCACCGTTAATACACCATCTTATGCTGGTGCTAATATTGAAAGTGTCGAGTCAATTAAAAAGTATGCCACTCAAACTTATGCTTCTCAAAACAGAGCGGTAACATCAACTGATTATGAATATATCATCCCTAAAATTTATCCCGAGGCGGAATCTGTTTCCGTGTTTGGTGGAGAAGAATTAAATCCTCCACAATTTGGTAAGGTGTTTGCAAGTATCAAACCAATAAATGGTGCGTATCTCTCCAACTTAGTAAAAGATAATATCAAGAGAGAAATTAAAAAATATTCTGTTGGTGGTATTGATTTGGAGATAACCGATCTAAAATATCTCTACATCGAAGCACTTATTAATGTATATTATAATTCTAATAATGCAAATAGTGGTGATCAGATAAGATCAATTGTTTCTACTAACATTGATCAATATGCATCATCAACTGAGATTAATAAATTTGGAGCAAGATTTAAGTATAGTAAGTTTCTTAACATCGTAGATAACAGCAATACTGCCATAACATCAAATATTACTACTATTCAAATGAGAAGAGATTTAAGGGCTTCTCTAAATGCGTTTGCTGAATATGAAATCTGCTTCGGAAATAGATTTCATGTTGTAAATCATGGCCATGGGACATACAATGGTAAGATAGGATACAATATCAAGTCTTCTGGATTTCAAGTGAGTGGAGTTGCAGGAACAGTTTACCTCTCTGATGTTGCGGATCAGTCTTTAGAAACTGGAACTATTAATCTGATTAGATTAAATTCTGCTAGTGAAGCAGTTACTGTGAGAAGAAATATTGGTTCAATTGATTACAAAAAGGGAGAAATAATGTTAAATCCTATCAACATTATTTCAACAAGTATCAATAGGCAATTCCCACTTATTGAAATTTCTGCTGTTCCTTATTCTAATGATATCATCGGATTACAGGATCTTTATATTCAACTAGATACTAATAACGTAACAATTAATTCTATTAACGATAGAATATCCTCAGGTTATGATGTATCAGGATCCGATTACATTGTTTCTTCAAGTTTTGCAAATGGAAGTTTAGTCCGTGGCACAGTCGATACGACAACAAGAACATCTAGCATACCTAGTACATCTAGTTCAAGTTCACCACCAACAGGAACGACGACAATGTCTAGAACTTCATCAAATTCTACTTCCTCACCTACTTATTCATACTAAAGACGTAAGATGATATCAACCGATTTACAGCGAGTACAGATTCAGGACATTATTGAGTATCAATTACCTGCATTTGTAAGGGATGATTTTCCCTTGGTTGGTGAATTTCTAAAGCAGTATTATATTTCTCAAGAATATCCTACTGCACCTTCTGATATTATACAAAATATTGATGAATACGTAAAGTTAGAAACACTTATTGACACTCAAGATGAGACAAATCTTGGGGCAGATATTGCTTTTAGTGATACAACGATTACTGCAGGTTTTGATATTGAGTCAAAACAATATGGAACATATCAATTTCCAGAAAGATATGGTTTGATCAAGATTGATGATGAGATTATTTTGTATTCATCCAAAGACAGAAACTCTTTTAATGGTTGTATTCGTGGATTTAGTGGTGTAACTGCACTAGGTAATGATGATGAAAAACTTACATTTTCGTCATCAGAGTCTACATCTCATATTCAAGGTGCTAGAATCATTAATCTAAGTAATGTTTTATTAAAGAAATTTTTAGAGAAATTAAAGCAACAGATTGCACCAGGATTTGAAGGAAGAGAAATTAACTCTGATGTAGATCAAAAATTATTTTTATCAAGATCTAAAGATTTTTATCAATCTAAAGGCACTGATGAATCTTTCAGAATTTTATTTGCTGCACTTTATGGAGAAAAAGCAGAGGTTGTCAAACCAAAAGAGTTTTTGTTTAAGCCTTCTGATGCTCAGTACAGAAAAACACGAGATATTGTTGTAGAGGCAGTTGTCGGAGATCCTTCAAAGTTAAAAAATCAAACTCTCTATCAAGATGCATATCCAGAATATGGTATAGAGAGCGCATATGCTACGATTGTAGATTCCGAAAAGATATTAAGAGGAGATAAAACTTACTATCAACTTAGCGTAGACTTCGATTACAGTAAAGATATAGATCTTACTGGCGGAACTGTATATGGAGACTTTACTGCTCATCCAAAAACTCAAAATACTGTTTTAGTCGCAACTGGTTCTTCAATAATTGATGTCGATTCAACAATTGGTTTTCCAGATAAAGGACAAATTTATGTTAATGGGCAAAGTGGAATTTTAACATATCGTTCAAAAACCATAAACCAGTTTACTGAAGTAGGTTTAGCGCATACCTCTACTTTTGGAATTAATTATCAAATTAATGCAGGCACTGAATTAAACTTGAATGTAAGTGCATATGGGTTTGAGGGAATTAGCGCCGTCTCAGTCGCTTCTAGCGATGCCTTAGCGGTAGGAATCGCTACCACTTCAAAGATTGAGGTTAGAATTGGAAAAGTTCTTGATGAGAATTTTATCTATGATGATACTTCGTATTTCTCTAAAAATGATAAAATTGAAATAAAATCACTTGGCATTAATGCTTCAAAAGCATTAGATAATAATTGGTTTACAAACATAAGTCCTAAGTATGATGTAAAGAGTGTATCGATTATTGATTCATCCAATTTTACATATTCTATTCAGACAGTTGCAAGAAATAATTTTAAAATTGGTGATAAAGCAACTGTAATCCAATCTGATGGTGTTGAAAAACAAGGTGTTGTTATTGATATTGCTTCTGCTAAGACTTTTACATTTGCAAGAGCCGGGCAATTATCAGGAGGCAAATATAGCATTAGAAGAGATATTCTTAAACCAAGTGTCAGTAGTTTAAATTCAGATAATTATTCATATATTGAAAAATCCTTTGCCAATGTCCAAAACACTTACGCGAAATATGATGGCGATGTTTTAGTTGCGTCATCTTCTATTCCATCATATCATGACACCCCACTGAACTTTTATGACAGAAAAGTATCTTTAAATGGGGAATATGATGGAGAACTTTTTAGTCATACACGTAATCATGGATTTTATACTGGCGATAGAGTTTATTATGAACCATTAATCAAAAACAATACCATTTCTATTGATAATCAAGATGTAGTGGTAGATTCAGTTATAAGCAAGTTTCCTGAGATTGATTCGGGTGTTTATTACGTTAAAAGAATAAATGATAAGCAATTTAAAATTGCTTCAAGTGTCACGAATTTACATAATAATACTTTTGTTTCAGTATCCGGTATTGTTACTGACAACTATTTCTGTCCTAGTAATTTTTATAATAAAAATTTAAAACATCAAAAATTATACAGAGAATTTAAATTTCCAGTTAATGATGGAAGAGAATATACAACTCTTCCTGGTAAAACTGGAATGCTTGTTAATGGTGTTGAAATTTTAAATTATAAATCTGGAGATAGTGTATATTATGGAAATATCAATAGCATAACAGTTTCTGCTCCAGGAAGCGGTTATGATGTTATCAATCCCCCCATTCTTTCTATTCAGGATTCTACTGGAATTGGTGCTACTGGACTTGTAAATGTAAAAGGTTCTTTAGAAAGAATTGAAATTTTAGATCCAGGATTTGATTATGTAACAGATCCTATCATTACTATTACTGGTGGAAATGGATTAGGAGCCAACGCATATGCAAATACTAAATTAATTACGCACTCAGTCTCTTTCTATTCAACATCAGATAATATTCAAGTAGGACTTTCATCAGATACCATTGGTTTTTCAACTTTCCACAGATTTAAAGAATCTGAGAGAGTAATTTATAAGACTGATGGACAGACTGCTATTGGTGGTATCACTGACAATGCCGAATATTATGCAAAAATTATTGATTCTAAGACAATAAAGCTGTTTGAAAACGTAAGCGATGCCATTTCTGGATCAAATTCAGTAAGTCTTACTTCAAATGGATTAGGTGTTCATAGATTTGAATCATATCACAAAAAACGTGTTCTTTCCGATGTAACTGTATCTTCATCCGGTATTAATTATGAAAATAAGGAGAGAGTATCTGGAGTTTTAGGAATAAACACAGCATTAAATCAAATTAACATTTTTAATCATGGGTTCGACTCTGGCGAAACTGTAACTTATTCTGGAAATGCACTGGGACTTATCAGTGATCAAACATATATTGTCACTGTAGTTGATTCTAATAATTTTAAATTATCATCAGTTGGTATAGGAACAACTGCAAAATTATTCTATTATGATACTAATCAGTATGTAAATATTAAATCATCAGGTTCTGGATCTCATACTTTCAACTATCCAAGTATTTCGGTTAATATTTCAGGCGAAATTGGCGTATCTACCTTTAGTGGACAGGATTTTAACGCAAAACTACAACCAGTATTCAGAGGTTCAATTGAATCAATTCATTTAAGCGATACTGGTGTTGGTTATGGTTCAAGTGATGTTATCAATTTTAATAGGCAACCATTAGTATCTCTTTTAAGTGGAAGAGATGCAGAACTCCTTCCAATTGTTAATGATGGAAAAATAGAACAAGTACTAGTAACAAATGGTGGATATGAATATAATTCACCTCCTAACTTAGTCGTAAATGGTGTTGGAAAGTTTGCAAAACTTACACCAGTTGTTAGTGGTGGACAAATTATTAGAATTATCGTTGATAATTCAGGAATTAATTACACAGATTCAACAACTGTGAGCGTAATTGCTAGTGGTTCAGAGGCAAATCTCGCCGTAGATATTAATCAGTGGACAATTAATCTCTTTGAGAAGTATCAAGATATTATTGGCGAAGATGATGGTATTTTAGATACTTCTCTTACTGATGAATATGGCATCGAATATACTCATCTTTATGCTCCCAGAAAACTTAGAGAAACTGTATTCGGACAAGTTATTTCAGATGTGGATGGAACTAAGTACGGAGTTTCTGATTTAAGATTAGATTCTTCAAATACTGAAACTGAATCTCAATTCCACTCACCAATTATTGGATGGGCATATGATGGAAATCCAATTTATGGGCCTTACGGATATGATACAAATACTGGAGGAACTGTAAGAGCTTTAAAGAGTGGTTACAAATTAGTACAATTTAATAATCGCCCCCCTATTTCTTCATGGAAACAAGGATTCTTCTGCGAAGATTTTGTATTTACTGGAGAGGGTGATCTTGATGAACACAATGGAAGATATTGTGTAACACCTGATTTTCCAGATGGGGTTTATGCATATTTTGCAACTATAAATCCAGGGTTCGTTGAAAGTTCAGGGATTTTTGAAGGTTTTAAACTGCCACAATATCCGTATTTTATTGGTAATAAGTTTAAATCTAAACCTAACGATTTTAACTTTAAAAATGATTCATATCAAGAAAAATATGATATTGAAAACAATAATTGGCTAAGAAATACCACTCCATATGGACTTACATTGGATAATGTTTCATACGATTATTTCATAGAACCATATAAGATCTATGATGAAGTAATTGACATTATATCTACTTCCGTTGGAACAATCGACAGTATTGGTATTGTCACAGGAGGAAGTGGTTATCAAGTAGGAGATAGAATTGTATTTGAAACTCTCCCCGGTTCTACATCAGCAAAAGCAAAAGTATCTGAAGTCACTGGTAAAGTAATTACAAATGTTAGTGTCGCTTCTTCTACAGTTTCCCAAATTGAAGTTTTACCTATCGATTCTTCTGGAAGATTTGTAGCATTCTCTCAATCACCTCATGCATTTACAAATACTGATCTAGTTTCTTTATCTGGATTTAATACTTCTATTAGTTTAAATAATAATTCTTTTAATATCGGAGTTTCGACTAACTTCTTTAATCTTGCAAATGCAGTAGGAACAACTTCTGCAACAGGTATCGTTACTTATTTTTCAATAAGTGGCGGAATTATTGATAAAGATGAACTTTCAATAAGAGAGAATGATATCTTAGCAATTGGAACAGAAAAGGTTCGCGTTTTAAATGTTGACAAACTTAATTCAAGACTTAGAGTTGAAAGAGCAGTAGATGGAACTGTTTCTTCTGCTCATACTGCTACGACATCTATCTCCGAACAAAGTCGTAAATTCACTTTTATTAGCTCTAGAGAAAATAAAGTTAAATTTGAACTTAATAAACAAATTTATTTTAATCCAAAAGAAACTTTGGGAATCGGCACTTTAAGTGGAGTTGGTATTGGATCTACAATTTTCTTCTCAAATCCAGGTGCGGGTGTCACTCAAGTTTTTATTGAGAATAAAGGTATTTTCTTACCTAATCATGATCTGAAAACAGGTGACATTGTTTTATATAACAATGGTGGAGGACAATCCATCGAAGTCGTATCTAATCCATCTATAGGCGCTACTTATAGAATTGCAAATAGTACACCACTTTATGTTGCAAAAATAAGTGAAGATATTATTGGAATTCAAACTTTTAAAGTTGGTATCGGTTCAACAGGTACTTTTGTTGGTATTGCAGATACCACAATGAACTCTGGACTTCTATTCTTTACGGGTATTGGCACTGGAACTAAACATAGTATTAAGACAGTAAAAGATAATGTCGTTACTGGTGAAGCAAATAGAAATGAAGTAACAGTTTCTACTGCATCGACTCATGGATTAATTATTGGCGAATCAGTCAAAATGACTGTAACACCAGGAATCACCACTAATGTTACAGTTAAGTATAATGATCATAATAGAAGAATTGTATTTAATCCTCTTGGATTTACAACAGCAGGAGTGAGTACAAGTCAAAATACAATTAGTATTAGTGATCATGGGTTTAATACAGGAGATAAAATAATTCTTGATTCTAATCCAGCTCCTACTGGATTAGAGGATCAAAAAATTTACTATGTTTCTAGATTCTCTAAAGATAAAATCAGACTTTGTGAATCTAAGTATGAAACTGAAAAATTTAAACCTAATTTTGTATCAATTAATATTGCAAGAAAAGGAAATATTCTTCCTATTAACCCACCTCTAAATGTATTTTCTGGTAACACTGTAGTATTTGATCTAAGTGATTCGTCTTTATCTTCTTTAAATGCATCTACTCTTTATTCTGCATTTGACATGAATCTCTATAGAGATTCTAATTTTACAGATAGATTTGATGGCACACTTTCAAATAACATCTTTGAAATAACAAAATCTGGAAAAGTTGGTATAGATGCAGATGCTAAACTTACTTTAGTAGTCAATAATAATGCTCCAGAGAATCTCTTTTATAAGTTCTCGGTTATAAATTCAGATTTTGTTGATTCTTTTAAGAAAGAAATTGTTGTAGATAAAGAGGTAAGAGGATTTAATAAAATTGATGTTGTAAGCAGTACATATCAGGGCGAATTTGTAATTACAGGAACTGGATCTACTTTCTTCAAGTATGATATACAAGAAAATCCTGAAAGATCTTCATATTCATCTATTGATGGTGGTTTATCATACATGACAAATTCTTCAAATGCTTATGGAGGCATTTCAAGTATTGATATTACCTACAAGGGCGCAAATTATAATGAAATAGTTGGAGTATCAACGATTGTTGGGATAACTACAGGAACTGGTGCCATCCTTGAACCGTCAAGTAATACAATCGGCAAGGTTCTTTCAACAAAAATCGAAAACATTGGTTTTAATTATCCAACAGATAACACAATTCGTCCTACAACCAATCTTCCAGAAGTTCTTTTACTTGAATCTTTAACCTCATTTGACAAAATAGGCATTTCTTCCGCTGGAAAGAATTATAATATTGCTCCGGATCTTGTTGTTCTTGATGGGGTAACTGGAAAAAATATTGATGATGTTGATCTTTTCTATAAACTTGGAGATTCTGAAGTAACAATTAGAAAGAATACTAAAGGAATTTCAAACATTACTCCTACTATCATTCCAATTAATAATTCAAATGGAGTTGCAATCAACAGCATTTCCTTTGACATAGTTAGTAAAAATGTAACAGTTGGATTTGACACAGGATTTAGTGATCAATCTCCATTCTCTGTTGGCGATAAAGTTCTCATTGAAAATGTAAGCGTTGGTGTTGGATCAACCGGATCTGGTTATAATTCAGTGGATTATGATTATCAATTGTTCACTCTAACAGATGTAAATATTCCTCTAGGCGGTAGTGTTGGCATAGTCACCTTCAGTCTTTCAGGAATTATTGAAGATAATCTATACGCTGGAAATTATGATTCAACCAATTCCGCAGGAAGAATAATTAACCAGAATGCTTTCCCACAATTTGACATTGAACTTAAAAAGAATGATTTCTTAATAGGAGAAACTATTGTCTCTGGTAGTGGAGAGGGTAAAGTAAATAGCTGGAATAATAAAATTGAACTTCTTAAAGTATCAACCTCTAGAGATTTTAAAGTTGGAGATCTTGTAACTGGACAATCTTCTGGAACTCAAGGAACTGTTAAGTCAAAACTTGAATATAATTCTGAAATTAAAACCGGATCATCATCCATTGTTGAAAAGGGATGGAATAAAACCACCGGATTCTTTAATAACAATCAACAAAGAATTCCTGATAACTTCTACTATCAAAACTTCTCTTATGCAATTAAGTCTAAAATTCCTCTACAGGATTGGGATGACGCAGTAAGTTCACTCAATCATACTGCAGGATTCCTTAAATTTAGTGATCTAATCATTGAATCTACTGATCAAAACCCTAATCTTGGAGTCTTTACAGACGAGTCTTCCAACGTTTCTTTGACAGTTGATATTCTACCAGTCCCCGTATACGGAGGAGGAGATTTAAGGGGTGAATTTGGTGGTGGTATAAGTCTTAATTGTTATCCTGCTTTTGATTTAGTAACTGAAAATTCCAAAACTGCTTCGGGGAAGGTTTACTCTGATAGAATTTTCTTAGAAAACAGAGTTCTCACTGATTATTTTGAATCTGTTGGAAATAGAGTTTTGACAATTGATGATTTTAGCACACAATTTAGCGACGTAGAACGTGCTACAAGATTCAGTATTGTCAAGAAGTTCTCAGTTGATCAGAGATCTAAAAAGATTCTTACTTTTGTAAAAGATAAAACATATGCCGAAAGACAAACTTCTATAGTAACTTTAATTCAAGATGGTGTAAATGCGGAGGTTCTTAATTATGGAAGAGTCGAAAATTCATTAGATTTAGGTTCATTTGATTTTAGAATCGAAGGTACAGAAGGACAACTATTATTCTACCCAACTAAGTATCAAAATAATAACTATAATATTTCATACTGCAGTTTCGATCTTGATAATGGGGTATCTGGAATTGGAACATTTGCTTTGGGTGAAATTTGTGACATTGAATCCACTCAGGTAGAAATTCCTGCTTCAACAAAAACTACTATTGTAGGAATTGCATCCACATATAGATCATCTAAAGTCTTAGTAGAATTCAATTCTAATACTGGAGTTTTTGGTTTTAATGAACTTAATATTGTTCATGATGGTACAAATGTTGAACTCTTAGAATATGGAGATCTTTCAACTGATATTGGATCAACTGTTCTTGGATTTGGAACATATTCTGCCGAAATGTCCTCTGGAACCATAAATGTAGATTTCACTCCAAATCCTGGATTCGCTCTTACGGCAAATACCGTTAGAGTTTCAATGTCAAGTACAGAATCTGTTGGAGTAGGAACAACTGTCATTGGAGGTTTTGGTGAGAATATTGCAGAATTGCAGTCTTTCTATACATCGATTTCTTCATCTGCTACTCCAGGCATCACCACAATTGCAGAATACACTTGTGGTGGGGTAAATGACTATTCCGCAGCATATTATTTTGTTAGTGTAGAAAATACCACAAATAATGAATATCAACTTACTGAGTTGATTGTTTTGAATAATAGTAATGAATCATACATTACTGAATATGCTAAATTGACAACAGGAAGTGATATTGGAACATTTGACTCTTATACAGATTCATCTACAACGCAACTAAGATACACACCTCCTGCTAATGTAGATGTTGAAACAAGGGTGTTCCAGCAAGCTATCCAACTTGTTGATATTGATGACACTTTAAATCATGAAATTGATTTAAATAATGCATCCGTAACAGCAGGATACGGTTTTTATGAGGGAACTTTTGTAGATGTTAAGAGAGCGTTTGAATTAACTCATAATGGACTTCCAATTTTCCAAAGAAACTTTGATGGAAGCAATACTGATATTGTAGATACAACTAACAACACAATGAGGATTCCTGATCACTTCTTTACAACAGGAGAACCGGTAACTTACTCAGTTGGATTATCAACAAATATTCGTATTGGTATTGAAACCACATCATTTGCTGGAATTGGCAACACTAATATCCTTCCAACCACTACTTCAGTTTATGTAATTAAAGATAGTGATTCTTCAATTAGGTTTGCATCGTCTGCACAAAATGCCAACGCAGTAACACCGGTTGCTATCGGAATAACTGGTGTTGGGATAGGAACTTTACATACTTTAACATCAAGTAAGCAGAACACAAAATGTTTAATTGCCCTCGATAACTTTATTCAAAATCCGATTGTTTCAACAGCAGTAACAACTACGGTAGATAGAGAAATTACAATTGGCGATGCTGTTATTAAAACTATTGGAGTAACATCTTTCTTTGCATCTGATTTGATACAAGTTGAATCAGAAATTATGAAAATCAATACTGTGGGTTTTGGTACAACTAACGGAATTCTAGTTGATCGTGGATGGATGGGAACAGGTATTGCAACTCACCCAGTTGGTGTTGCTGCCACTAAAGTTGATGGAGCGTATAACATTGTCAATAATACTATCAATTTTTATACAGCACCTCACGGGCCCACTCCTATAAGTTCAACCACCAATCCACCAGATGAAAGAGATTTCACTGGAATAACTACTTTCTCAAGGTTCCAAGGAAGAACATTCTTAAGATCTGAATCTGAAGGGAGTACAAAATCTGCTTATCATTCAAATTATGTATTTGATAGTATTGCAGATCAATTTGATGCAACTAATAAGACGTTTACCTTGAAATCTCAGAATGAAAATGCAACCGGATTCTCAACTAATAATGCAGTAGTTCTTATTAATGGCATATTCCAAGGGCCTACTGGACAGTTATCCCTTGATCAAGATTATACATTGAATGAAGCATCAGGAATCAGCAGTATTACATTTACCGGGACTGCTACTTCCGTTGCGTATGATCCTAATAATGCCAACATTCCTGTCGGTGGTTATGTTGTTTCTGTTGGATCTACAAGTGGATTAGGTTATCAACCTCTTGTTTCTGCTGGTGGAACCGCTGTTGTATCAGTTGCTGGAACTATTACATCAATTAGTATTGGCAATACTGGTTCTGGTTATCGCTCTGGTATTCAAACTGTTAATGTTGGTGTTTACACATCTTCAACAAGTAGAACTGGAATTGAATTCATTGGAACTGCTGCGGTAAGCAACGGACATATCGTTAGTGTTGCTATCACCAATCCAGGATCTGGATATCTGATTGGATCAGAACCAGTGGTTGTATTTGATGCTCCACTTTCATATTCTAATATTCCTTTAATTTATTCAGAAAATTCTCCAGCAGGAGTTGGAACACAAGCAACTGTTGATATTGTTGTTGGCCAAGGATCAAGCATAATAGATTTCAATATTAGAAACTTTGGATATGCCTATAAGCAGGATCAAATTCTTACTATAGAAACTGGTGGGTTAACTGGTATTCCTACTGATACAAATTATACATTTAAGGAATTCCAACTTACTGTAGATAAAGTCGATTCTGATAAATTCTCAGCATGGCATTTTGGCGAATTAGAGCGTCTTGATAACATTAATGAGGAATTCGATGGAGTTAAGAGAAAATTCACATTGAAGAGAAATGGATCTCCAGTTACTGTAAGAGCAGCAGTAGGATCTAATATTGATGTTAAATCTACACTTCTTATTTTTGTTAACGATATTCTACAAGTACCTGGAGAAGCATATGAATTTGACGGTGGTAGTGTAATTGACTTTGCGGAAGCACCCAGGGGACGTTCTAGTGACGATTCATATAATGGCGATACCTGTAAAATTATTTTCTATAAGGGAACCGGTGATATTGATGTTACCTTTAACAATGTTCTTCCAACTGTAAAGGATGGCGATGAATTCAGTGTAAGGGGTGATGAATCTCTAGTCTCTAACTCTATTGATCAAAAATCAAGATTAATATCTGAGATTATTTCTACTGATACTGTTGAAACAAATCCATATTATGGAAGAGGAATTGATTCTAACCCAGATCACGCACGCACAGTGACTTGGTGCAAGCAAACTATTGACAAAGTTGTTAATGGTAAAATTGTAAGTAAAGCAAGAGAATTGAATTCTGCTTTAATTAATCCAAAAACAAATATTATTCAATCTGTTGGTGTAGGATCTACTCAAATTTTTGTTGAGAGTGTAATTCCATTCTTTAACCCTGATGATGAAAATCAAACTGCTAAGAATCAGCAAACCATAAGAATTGTATCACAAAATAATCTCGTATCGGCGGCCGCAACTGCAGTTGTTTCTATAGGGAATACTGTTGAATCAATTACTATTGGTTACGGCGGAACAGGGTATACTTCTGCACCTTCTGTAACTATTGCAACCCCAGTGGGACTTGGAACAACCGCAAGAGCAACAGCTACTGCAACTCTGACTGGAGACACCGTATCTTCAATTACGGTTTCTACACCAGGAATCGGATATACGAGAACTTCTGTTCCTCAAGTTCTAATTGAAGCGCCAACCGTTACAAAGGAAACAAATAGAACGTCTCTTTATGAGGGTGATTTTGGTGAAATTGTTGGATTAACATCTACTTCCGTTGGAGTTGCTGCTACTGGATTTGATATGGAATTCTTTATCCCTATTGATTCATTCTTACGTGATACAAAGATTGTTGGCACTGCAGTTACTATAAGTGACATTTCTGTCGGCGATTACTTTACTATTAAAAATAGTAATGTTGGAAGTGGTGTTACATCTCTCTATCAAACTGGAGAAACATTAGGTGTTACAACTCAATTCCTTGATTCTGTTTATGAAGTAGCAGCAGTTTCTGTCGCTACAACTGCAGTGGCAGGTGTTGGCATTACATATGTCAAAAAAGTTACTGTAAGTGTTGAAGATCTTGGTGATATAACTGGTATCGGACTAACTGAGTTCTACGGTAAGTTCTCATGGGGCAAGATTACACTTGGAGATAGAACAAGTGCCTCTGCATTTGATGCATACCTTTTAAATGGCACTTCTGGTATTACAACTGGTGGTGTTGTAAATAGAGTTGAACCCCTCAAACTTGTAGGATACTCTACAACATAACTGATAAATAAGTAAAAAACTACGCAAAAATGGCTGCGATTATAACTGATCAACTTCGTATATTAAACGCAAAAGATTTTATTGCTAGTGTTGCATCCACTAGCAACTCTTTCTATTCGTTTGTAGGACTTCCTAATCCCACTGATGTTGATGCAAGTTGGGATAGCAGTCCCCCTGATCCGAGGGATAGTTTTGATGAGGAGAATAATTATTGGGACACAATGATTGCTCTCAAGAAAATCAATACTGATGATGTGAAGCAAGTAATTAAAAAAATTACTTGGAGATCTGGTATAACTTATGACATGTACCGACACGATGTAAAAGCAGAAAGTCCTTCAAAACCATCAAATGCGATTAGTTTATATGAAGCAAATTATTATGTAATGAACTCTGACTATAGAGTTTATATTTGCTTACAAAATGGAACAAGTCCTGAGAATCCAAGTGGTAGAGCATCTCTTGATGAACCCACTTTTACAGATTTAGAACCTAGAGAAGCGGGGACAAGTGGTGATGGTTATGTATGGAAATATCTTTATACTATCAAACCCGGAGATATTGTAAAGTTTGAGTCTACAAACTTTATGCCAGTTCCAAAAGATTGGACTACAACAACTGAAGCAAATATTTCTGCAGTTAGAAACAACGCTAGTACTAGTGGACAACTCAAAATTGTAACAATTACAAATAGAGGAGTTGGATTAGGTACTGCTAATACAACTTATACCCAAGTTCCTATTAAAGGTGATGGCAATGGGGCAGAGTGTACTATTGTTATTAATAATAATTCAAATGTGGAGTCAGTCACAATCTCAAAAGGAGGTTCTGGTTATACATTTGGAACAATTGATTTAGTTGCAGGGAACGTGCCTACAGGAACGACTGCTCCAGTTTTTGATGTAATTGTGCCACCTCAAAGCGGACATGGTGCAGATATTTACAGAGAATTGGGAGCGAGAAACGCATTAATCTATTCAAGAATTGAAAACGATTCTGAGAATCCCGATTTTATAACTGGAAATGAAATTGCAAGAATTGGATTAGTGCAAAATCCAAAAGCATATGGCACATCATCTAATCTTTCATTAGATAAAGCTGCAGCAACCTATGCACTTAAACTTACAGGTACAGGATATAGTTCTGCTTCTTTTACTGCTGACTCTTTTATTACTCAAACTGTGGGATTCGGATCCACAGCAGTTGGTAGAGTTGTATCGTATGATCAAGTAACAGGAGTTTTAAAATACTGGCAAGATAGATCCACTGCAGGATTTAATACTGATGGAACTAAGAATACTAATCCAACATATGGATTCAAAATGAATAGATTCACACCTGGTATTGCAGATGGTGGATCTTTTAATATTATCGGAGGATCTACAACTCTTGCAATTCAAACCTCATTTACAGGTATATCTACCGAAATAAATAGTCGTACTTATTACCTGGGGCAGTCGTTTAACGAGGGTGTTGCTCAACCTGAAGTTGAAAAATATACGGGTAATATAATTTACGTCGATAATAGGCCCTCTATTACCAGATCGTCCAGTCAAAAAGAAGATATCAAAATTATCTTGCAGTTCTAAGGAATTATGTCACAGGAAACCAATCTCAACGTCGCCCCCTACTTTGACGACTTTGATCCTAAGAAGGATTATTATAAGGTTTTATTCAAACCAGGTTATCCAGTACAAGCAAGAGAATTAACTTCTCTTCAATCAATCCTGCAAAATCAGGTTGAAAAATTCGGACAGCACTTTTTTAAAGAGGGTGCAAAGGTAATTCCTGGAAATACTACATTTTCCACCAATTATAAATGTGTTCTTTTAGAGAACGCATACTTAGGAATTCCACTTCTTGATTATGTTGATCAATTAGTAGGAGCACAAATCACCGGACAAGAGTCTGGTGTTACCGCTATTGTTGATAATTATATACTTAGTTCTGAGTCAACTAGAAATCAAGTAACTCTTTTTGTAAATTATTCAGGTTCTGGAACGAACAATCAAGAATCTGTTTTTAGAGATGGTGAATTGCTGTCTGCAGATATTACGATTTCTACAGCAAACACTTTGATTGCTGATGGAGTTCCTTTTGCATCTACTATTCAGCAAGATGCAACCGCAGTAGGATCTGCATATTTTATTGGTAATGGTGTTTACTTTGGAAAGGGAGTTTTCTTAAATGTCAGTGAGCAGACATTAATCTTAGATCAATATACTAATACTCCAAGTTATAGAATTGGATTGACAATTGAAGAAACAATTATTAATTCTGATCTAGATCCTGCTCTGACGGATAATTCCGCAGGATTTAATAATTTTGGATCTCCAGGTGCTGATAGACTTAAAATTGTCACGTCTCTCTCTAAAAAAGATTTAACTGACACTGATGATAATAATTTCGTTGAACTTGGAACGGTTGTCAATGGTATTATAAGAGAAAAAACGACGAGCGATTACTCTGGTGTTACAGATGAATTAGCTAAAAGAACCCATGCAGAATCTGGTGACTATTATGTTAAGTCTTTTGGACTTAATGTAAAAGAATCTCTCAACAATAATGAAGGGAATAGAGGACTTTTCAGAGACAATCAGACAACATACGGAGGATCAACACCCACTGAAGATTTAGCAATATATCAAATCTCTCCAGGTAGAGCATTCGTAAAAGGATATGACGTAGAAACTACAGCACCTACATTCCTTGACGTACCGAAACCTAGAACTGTAAAAACTCTCAAATCTCAACAAATCAATTATAAAACAGGAGAAACTCTTAAATTAAATAGGGTTTATGGATCTCCTTCTATTGGTATCGGGAATACTTTTATTTTAAGTCTTAGAGATTCAAGAGTTGGTTTGAGTTCAGAGCAAACTGCAGGAAAAGAAATTGGATTAGCAAGAGTTTATGATTTCAAATTAAATTCTGGAACATATAATTCTTCAAATTCAAATGTTAATGAGTGGGGATTATCTTTATACGATATTCAAACCACTACTGAAGTTACAGTAAACGAACCTATTACATTAAGTGTTCCAACATTTATTAAAGGAAAACATAGTGGTGCCACGGCATTTCTCAAGGAAGCTGCTGATAATACTAGTTCGTTGGTATTGTATGAAACCTCTGGTAAGTTTATCAAGAATGAAAACTTCATAATTGATGGAGTTGAAAATTCAAGAGTGGCAATCGCTGTAACTGCACATGGAATCAGCGATGTTTTGTCAGTATTTGGTAGTGCAAATGGTACTGAGGTTGGAGCAGCAAGAACTTTCTCTGCTGATGTAGTTCTTGCTGACAATTTTAACATTGGAATTTCCTCTATTACTGCAGCAGATGGAGAACATTACACATCTGTAATACGATCCACTAATAAAAAATTCCCAGGACAAATTAAAGCAGGAAATATACTTTCATTCACTGGTAACTTATCTCAAGATCCAATTTTTGTATCTGTTGTAAGCATAGCAACATCATCAATAACTGTAACTGGTGTTACTACAGTTAGAGGAGTTGCCAGCGGTGCAATGCCCGCATCAATAACAACTTTGACTGATTTAAAAGTTATTGGTGGAGATCTTGGAGTTACAGATGACAGCACTCTCTATACAGAGATGCCAAGAAAAAATATTTCTAATGTAGATTTAAATGATGCATCTTTAACTATTAGAAAAACGCAGCAGGTTAATATCGTAGACAACAAGTTATCTGCTGCAGTTACATCAGAATCAAACGAATCTTTCTTACCATTTACTCCTGAGAGATATACTCTTATTAGAAGCGATGGAACAACTGAAGATCTAACTTCAGACAAGGTTCAAATTAATTCTGCATCAAATCAGTTAGAAATTTTTAATCTTGGACTTGATAATGAGGAAGCAACTCTTGTTACAACTCTCACTAAAATCAAACCAAAGGCCAAAAACAAAATTAAAAATAGAGTAAATTCTATTATTATCGATAAATCGGTAAATAGTGCTTCTGGAATAGGATCTACAACTCTTAATGATGGGCTTACATATGGAAACTATCCTTATGGAACAAGAGTTCAGGATGAAAATATATCTCTCAATTCTGCCGATTTAATCGAAGTTCATGGAATCTATGAATTAGCGACGGATCCTTCAGCAGATAACACAGATCCATCCTCTCCATCAATGACTCTGGCCAATTTGTCAGGGCCTACAGCAAAAACTTCTGATTTGGTGATTGGCGAATCTATCATTGGAGAGACTTCTGGTGCTCATGCTATTGTTGGTGTAAAACAAACTGATTCTAAGATTGCATTTCTTCTAAAAAACCAAATTAGTTTTAAAGAAGGAGAAATCGTTGTTTTTGGCGAATCTCAAATAAGAGCATCAATTGTAACTTTAGATACTCCAAGTAAGAATGTTTCTTTCAAGTTTACTTCTTCAAATGGACAAAATGGAGAATTTTACAATTTTGGAGTTTTAAACAGAAAAAATAGCGAAAAAGCACCTCAGAGAAAGTTAATTGCATATTTCTCTAATGGTTATTATGAGTCTACTGATGACGGAGATATAACAACTGTAAATTCATACTCTAATTTTGATTATTCAACTGAAGTTCAAAGTGTAAACTTTGTAAGAAATTCTGATATTATTGATATTCGTCCAAAAGTTTCTGACATTGCGTTGGTATCTGAAGGTGACAGATCTCCACTTGAATTTTATGGAAGATCATTTAATGTAACTGGCAACTCTGCACCTAATATTCTTGCCTCAAATGAAGGAATATTGACAGATTTCTCATTCTACCTAGGAAGAATTGATAGAATTTACCTGACAAAAGATGGTGTATTCCAAGTTAAATATGGAACACCCTCCGAAA